TAAATAAAATGTCCCCTGATGATAAAGTTTTTCTTATTCACGGAGGCACGGATACGGAACAAAGAGAAAGGATACGAAATATAGTTGATGCAGAATCTAAAGCTATTCTTGTCGCGTCTTATGGAACCTGCTCTACTGGCATTAACATTAGGAATATTAACAATATTGTTTTTGCTTCGCCTTCTAAATCTGTGGTGAGAGTACTACAATCAATTGGTAGAGGTCTACGTAAAACAAAAACTAAAGATAAAGTAAAATTATATGATATTTCGGATGATCTATCACATAAAAGCTACAGGAACCATACGTTAAGACATCTGGACGAAAGAATCAAGATATATACTAATGAAGAATTCAATTATGAAAAGTACAACGTCCGTATAGAAGGAGATACTCATGAGCAACTCTTATAGGATTATCAAGCTGAAAAGCGGAGATGACGTTATAACAAGAATTAAAGGTAAAGAAAACGGCAAACTTATAGTCGAAACACCTATGATTTTTAAGTCAACAATAGTAAATGATTTTACGGGCATTCCTAAAGAAGTTACCGTATTACAAAAATGGGCTAAATATTCAACTAATAAAGAAGTTAAAATTCCAGAGGATTTTATCCTTACATATTTAACTCCCATGGAAGATGCCATTTCTCTTTATAACTTAGAGAAAAATAAAGAATATACAGAAACAAAAATCAAAAAGCAACTTCCCCCTAGTAACAATGACATGATCAGAAAGCTTCTTGATGATATGATTGATCACAAATCAAATCATAATCCGGAAGACGGTCCATCTGGTCCTGATGCTGTATTTAAATTTATTGGTAGCAATAAAGATATAGAAGATATGCTAGAAAAATTCAATCTTGATATGGAATTTATAGATGATTCATTTTATGATGATGAAATGGAAATACCATTCGAGCAGATAAGTGAAAATGAATATACTGGGGATGATATTAACCATCCTGATTATGGTAATAGATGGACTGATTGGGATTCTGATCTAACAGATTTCACTAGTAAATAAGTA